TCTTGTGCTTCTGTTATACGCTCATCAAATTCTTCAGCTGTGTATGTACTTGCCATAATCATCCCATCCAACTTGTAGGTATTTGCATCGTTGCTTTTTGTCTAATAGGTTTTTTAGGTTCGTTTATCATCAGCCCAATATACCTAAAGGCATCAGCACCATGACTGTATTGATCGTGTAGAGGCGTTTTGCTGAACATTCCCGTCTCAGGGTCTACCTCATAGCGATAATGTCTGAGGCATTGTAACCCTTGATGCGTATTTTCTCTATCAAAATAACAATTTGAAAATATTGTACGGGCGGCATTGATTGAATCTACAACAGGCACTCTTGGCACTATACGGGTTTTGTAGCCTGAAGCTCGGACAATTTCTTCAATACTGCGACCATTTCCAGCCAACGTTTTGTTCTCAGCGTCATGAGGCAACCAAAGTGTGTCATATACATACCCGAATGTTTGTAATTGAGACAAATACCAACTAATGGTTTGTTGGCTGTTTTCTATGTACCGAATTATCCTTGTTTCCATTCCAATAAACTGTAGTAGCCATATGGCTGTTGCGTCACTCCAACCCAAATCGAATATCGCATGGACGGGTTTGGTTGCATCGTAAGGCACACGGGTAATGCGTCCGTCCAATTCTGCCATCTGTAGCTCTTTTGCAAATATAGCCCCGTCAACTGTTTGACGACAAACGCCTTCCCAGACCGTGTTGTACGCCTCAAGGTCACGTGCTTTGAGTGCGTCCTTCTCAAGTTTTAGCACCTCTGGAAACCAAGGGTTGTCGCTCCAGTTGATTTTTTGTACAACAGCCCCAGCTGGTGGAGCAATTACCCAGCGCTGATACGTTTCATCTGTTTCCAGCTCAGGGTTGAAAGTTATCCATATCTCGCTGTTTTCTTTACGTATTGTCGGTATGAGTACGTTGTAGCTAAACTTTGAAACGCTTTGTGCCTCCTCCACCCAGCAAATGTCAATACCTTCATATGATTTTACGTTTGCAACGTTGTTTTTGAGACCTACAAATGCAAACTCCGTGCCATTCAGCCCCCTGATGCTGTTTTGGGTAATCTCATAGAACGATTCCATGTTCATAGCTATGATTTGATCGCTCAACAGCTTATGTACAGAATCTCGAATGGATGTTTGATATTCACGGGCGCAAAGTATTCTCAGTTGTTTCTTGTATCCCTTGATGAGAAGTGCCCTTGCTACGTTCCAAGACTTAGATGCGCCCCTACCACCCCAAAGTACCCTGTAACGTGCTTGAGGCGGGTTAAATAGGCATTCCAGCTTTAACGGAAATTCAATTTTGGCAAGTGATCTGCCAATAGCGTCTTTGTCGTATTCGACTACTTCACTCATCTTTTGGCTTTACAAAGGTAATCTGAATGTCAAACGGTTCGCCATCAGCGCCTGTTACTTCATTTTTGACTGTCTCAGACCAACGCATTTGGGCTTTTGTCCACCAAATCATTGCTGTTGTATCCCCGCCCATTGCTTTGTTGTAAAGTGACCTAGCGATAGCGGCACTTGATTTAGCCTTACCAAAATCCAATTCTTTGCGGTAATGCTTGCGTAAAGTTTTGTCGTCTATGCCGATAAGCGCCCCGATCTGTTCGTGAGGCAAACCAAGCCCAGCCGATATTTCGACTTGCTTTCTATCGTTGTCAGTAGGTACGTGAAGTGCGGGCATTTTTATTAAGGGGAAATAATTATTTTTCGTCCCAGTAGTTGTTGAATGCTTTTAGAGGATAGAAAACAAGGCTGTTTCGATATCCTCCCTCTTGAGTTGGCACAATCGGTGTTACTCCGTGTACGTTTCGCCATGCTGGGTAGACTAACATTGAATTGTCTCTGCTGTCAACTGTTGCCCCGTAATCGGGTACGGTTGTGTTTCCCCCACGTGCGTTTTTTTTCTTTGCGATGATTACGTTGACGCATCCCTCTAAATTACCCGCATCCCGATGAAATGGCGCTGGAATGTTGAAGTTTGAGATGCTTGACGTAAATAATTTGCCAAATCGGAACTTTGGTGGTACTTTTTCGTTGATGATGGCAAGTTGATTGTCAAATATGCTTGGTGTAATTTCCCTTATCAAGTCTTCAGATTCCTTACACGCCAATAGCATTGCTTTGATAAAAGTTTGAGCTGATTTAATGTTGTGAACACCTGAAATCATCGGATACGGGCGTTTCATGTGCGGTTTTGGTGGGCAAGAGCCAATAATGGTGCTGTACTGGTTTACTTCGTTTGCTGGGTTAGCCATCCCGCTAGAACGCCTCATTTCGGTTTTGGGTACTCTGTCGCTGAGTAGCTCTGCGTTTGCTACGTCCACCAGCTGTTTGAGCTTTCCCTTGATTTCTTTGATGTAAAAGCCTACGGGTTGATCGCCATCGTAAAATATGCTGTCTTCTGTTATGTTAGGTTCGATATGACCGCAAACATCCCCGATTTTGACGTTATGTTCAATCTTGATAAGGTCTACACGTTTCATGTTAGCTCTTTCAGGTACTTTTTGTCGTAATTAGACTTTCTAAAATCCCACAATACGCTCCAGTCTACGCCTTGAGGAATGTTTTGGCTCATTTTTTCTATTTCTTCCCTGTTACGGTCTATGTAGTAGCCGACAAAGCGTTTACCCAGCTTTGCTTTTTTGTAAGCGCATAAAGTTGTTTCAATAGCAAATAGGTTTTTGTGGTTGATGTTCATCTTTGCCACTTCGTCAATTATCTTCAATAGTCCCGTGTTTAGGTCTTGATAATTGTGTTTTGTTAACTTTTTGTCTACAACGTGTGTGAATAAGTCTTTTCGGTCTAATGCTAATGCTAACCCGTTGCGACAGCTCTCAGCGTTTTTTAAATCAAGGTCAATCGGTATCATTTTGCAGTTAGTAAGCACCGATACCATTTCTAGGTAAATAAACATGGTGAACCGCCCAAAGGAAAACACCTCAGACATTGTTTCCAGCGCATTGACATAGGTAGACTTGGGGTCATTGCGTTTGAACGCACTGAAGTGTTCCTCTTGATTTCTCCCCACAATTTGACGGTATGAAATGAAAGATTGAACAAACTGGTCGTTGCTCCGCACCCGTTGTCTGTCGGTTTGGAACAACAAACGTGTTTTGTTTGCTTTCCACCATCTTTCAAGCCTGTCAATGTTTACAGTGTTGTAATCAGGGAATTCGTTGTATATGTAATAGACTGTTGGGGCGCAGTAGCAAGTACCGAATAGGAATGCTAACCAGTAGCGCTGTTCCATATTTAGCTCAAATCTGTTGGCAACGTATTGTAAACAATCGTTTTGGGGGTCAATATCCCCCGCTAGTGAGGATTGACGGTGATAACTGAGGTATTCAGTCAAGCCGTCCATTTATAGACCTCATTGGCTGTCAGAGGTATCGGTCTAAGCAGACTTCTAATCATTATGTCGGCTGTTGACGCTACATAGAGTGAATCGTGTTTGACAGCCCAATAAGCGGGTCTGTGTTCGTTTCTGAATGCCGTGATTTCATCACCTTTCAAAAATAGCCCAGCAAACGTTATGTTGCCGTCTAATAAGCGCATTCTGTCTTTAGACTGAAGCATGATTTCGCCATCGTTGTCGCTTTCCATTACGATGTTGTAATTATTCTCCATCTCGGCTTTTGTTCTCATGTCAATCGTGCCGTTGAATGCCATGTATTCGTCTTTAAACTGTATTGGCTGATTGTTGGCGTGATCTTTGTAATCCCCGCTGGTGGAGTACCGACAATGTCCGATGAGCAAATTGGGCGCATCAATATGGCTGATAAGTGCTTTTAGGTTGTGTTCTTTGACCGCAGTAATGCCGTTTTTGTCTTTAGCCGCAAACCCGTATGCGTGTTTACCCCTAATTTTTGACTCAAGAAACAGCTTTTTCAGCGTTTTAATCGCTTCATCACTAGGGTTTTTACTAACAAAGCCTATGATCGCACACATATTTTTTTAATTTGTTTGTACACGTCTTCAACAGATTTATTGTTGTCAATGATGTGAACCTGAAAGTTGTATTCGTCTATCCACATTTTTAATTTGCGAATAAATGAATAGTGAGTTTTGTATTTTTTGATGTTGTAGCTGTCAGCGCCCCTAGCTAATGTCCTTGCTTCGACTTCTTTGGGGAAAGTGTGCATAACGATGATATGAAGCTCTGTTGCTAGGGATAAACGTTTGAGCATCGGCTCGGTCTGAAAGATGCAACCGTGTATAAACATATCGGTTTTGCTTAATTTGACCTCTTTCATCAGGGTTTGAACATTAGGGATAGCGTCCAATCCTGGTTTGCCGCCTATGAAGTTAAAAATAGGGTGTTCTGCTTCTAGCTTGTTAGCTTGAGTTGTCTTACCGCATCCGTGATAGCCAACCAAATAATAACATTTCATGCCTTGTTTTTCTCTTTCCGCAGAAAATCCATAATCATGTAGCCAACATAAGCGTTTTGCTCACGCCAGTATTTCACCAGCTGTACCGCTTCATCGTAGTGGTCAGGCTCAAATTCGATTTGAATAGCTTTGCGTACCCCTTGCGCCATGTCATCCAGCTGTTTCTCGATGTCCTCATCGTCTAAAACCGAATAATCTGGCTCATCCAGCTGAAGCTCTGACGGGTCAAATCCAAGCAACTCAATATTGAAGTCTTTGTCCTCCAATTCGCTGATTTCTAGCTTGAGCAACTCCATATCCCATCCAGCATTCATCGCCAACTTGTTATCAGCAATGATGTATGCCTTTTTTTGCGTTTCAGACAAGTGAGACAGCTCTATGATGGGCACTTCCTCCATATTCAATAGCATTGCCGCCTTGAGCCGTCCGTGTCCCGCTATGATGCCGTTTTCTCCGTCAATCAGTATCGGGTTTGTCCAGCCAAACTCCCTGATGCTTGCCGCTATTTGTGCGACTTGAGCATCAGAGTGCGTCCTACTATTGTTAATGTAGGGGATTAGTTCGTTAACTTTGCGCTGTTGAGGGTGTTTCATTGGCGGCTTCAGCTGGGGCGGTTTGTTCTGTTGCTTTTACAACAGCTTGATATTGAGCAGTTGCGTCAGCGTGTAGCTTGGCGTGTAACTCATCAGACAGCTTTTTAGGCAATTCCATCAACCCAGCCAGGATTGTTTCGACTTCTTTAACAGTTAAACTTTTGAATGTAATCATTTTTTCCTCTTTTGGTCACGTTTTTCGGCTTCACGTTTCTCGCTGTACGCTATGGCAACAGCTTGTTTTACGGGTTTACCCGCTTTAACCTCGGTTTTAATGTTTTCCTTGAATGCTTGTGGGCTTTTTGACTTTTTTAATGGCATTGTCTAACTCCTTGTTCATTTTGGTGAATAATTTAAGGCTCATTTGAGCCACTTCGACATGATACTTTGAATCCCATGTTTTGAATTCGTCAGTAAACTTGATTGAACCAGCTTTACTGAGAGGGTCATAGCTAACAGTAAAGACTTCTTTCATTCTTGCTCCTCAACAAAACAAACGTCTTGCCAAGACATGACAATCAGGCGTTCGCCTTTGTCTTTAAACTCTGTGTATTTGAGATATTCGTCTTTGTAATCCTTGGCTAAAGTGCCAAAATAGACCTTATCACCTACATTTAGCCCTTCTGCTTGGGCTTCATCCCCAACTGCGACCACGATGCCGACAGTATCAACTTCAGCTGTTTGTACATACAGCTCTGATTTGATGCGTTTTTCTGGTCTAACAAATAATTTGTCTCTTAAGGGTTTCATGGTTGAACCCTCCTAGACATTTTGCGTTTTGGTTTGTCGTTTTCCTCAATGTCTAACATTGGTAGAGAAATAACGGGTAATTCGAGCATTAGTGGGGAAAATTCACCGCACCATTCATTTATATGCCGACTTTGATATATCGGGTATCTTCTGCACACGCCTAAATGCGTATTTTGTTGCTGTTGCAAGTATGTACAGTCTTTGCAAGTCTTTGTAGAATCTGTCTCAGCCATTCAAAACCTCCCTTTTGTTTGGTTAGAAATGCCTTGGTGCGCTCCCACCAGGGCGTTTCGCTTTTTACATACCGTCCTGAACGTGAGGCATGCGTTTGTGTGAATACACTTCACGCTCCATTGAACCATCATTCATTTCGCCACAACGTCCGTCAACACGACCCATGTGACTTCCGTCACGTGAACCGATGCCGTCCATTTTACCCATACCTACGCCACCAGCGATGGGCATTTTACGCTCACCAGTAGTGTCGCTAGATAGTGCGGCTTTAGGTGCTTTAGCCCCTGTTGTAGACGGTACACCGCCCATTTCACGGTCTACTTTAGACGCGCCGATTTTTTTCTCGCCTGTACGGTCACTAGCTTTAGCGCCTTTAGGCTCAACTTCCATTTTGGGATAACCCATGATTTTTTCCTTTGCAAAGAAAATAAAAAATTGGGGCTGTTATACCCCAAAGAGACAACTGCATTATCTCACCGCAATTCTGACACATCAGGTACGGGTACGTCAACTACCCATAACCCTTGTTTTTGCATCAATTCTATGGTTTTTTTGTGGGCATTCAACCACATCTGCTTACGCTCCTCAGAAGATTTGCGCCCCTGATCTACTTGGGCATGACAATAAAAACATAAACTGGCAATAAGATTATCGTCAGCCTTGATGCCACGTCCTTTGCCCCCGCCCCAGTTGGTATGAGCCGCAACCACAGTTCCATCGTCTTTACCGCAATGTTGACAAGGCAAACTACGGGCGTTTTCTAGCAATTTTTTTGATCTAACATAGGTTCGCTTGGGTATCATGTGTGCGCCCTGTCTACGACCCGATTAGTGGCTTCCTCGGTGCGCCAAATCTCTACTCTGAGTCTTGCCGCCTCCATTTTCCATTTTATGGTTTCTTCAACTTCGATTGCGTGCCCCAGCCCCATCAACAACTCAATATATTCGGGATGACTGTACGCCTCCCGTTCTTGCTGGTTGACTGCCTGTATGCCTTGTTCCATAGCATCTTTCATTAACAGCGCTTTTTTTGATTTTCTGAATTCTTCAAGATAAACACGCTCTGATTTAGCTTTTGCGTAAACTTTAGCGTTGTCTCTTATAAAATCAACAGCTCTGTGATGAGCATCCATCAAATCTTGTTCTGTCATGTGTTCTTTTCCTTCATGGGTAGCTTTTATATTCAAAAACGATTTCAACGGGTTCGTAGGTTGCCTCAAAGATGTCTGGTTTGCATAGGTAGTGATCACCCTTTACGCCAGTGATAATCCAATCGCCTGTAGTCACAAGATGCGTTCCTTCAAGTGTGTCAATAAATGGATAAAGACCATTGTTGCCTTGACTCTCAATAACAGCAGGATGGTCGCCCATCTTGAACCACTGAGTGGCTTCAATCTCAATGGGTTTTTTTCTAAACTTCATTCTTGTCCCCTTGCTCTGATGGCGTTTGAATCGCTTGTCAATGAATATGAATCATGTAATTGCCGAAGTACAGCGCAAAACTTCTCACGCTCTTTTTCTGCTATTAGTTT